ATAATTCGTGGTGATAATTGTAGTGCGGTTGTTTGATGTACGCTCGTCAATGATTGCAAAAATATCTGTTTCCATTCGTTGCGTGAATCTTTCCTTACCTAAATCATCAAAGCAAAGTACTGGTACTGTGCATAGAAAGTCTAATGCTTGTCCGTGCTTGTGTTCCTCAAACCCTTTCTCGATTGCCATCTCCAACTTACGCATCGACAACCAGACTGCACGACTTGGGAAGTCATCCATCCACAATCGATTGAATACGATCCAAGCGGTTCTCGTCTTGCCGGCCCCAGTCGTTCCGTGAAGCAATAAAGATTTCTTATCTGTGGGAGTCCAAGCCGATGCAGCTTTCAGATTGTCGGTGAGTCTGTTGATGTCGGTATCCAGAAATGCAATAGGGTAATCTGGATGTTGATCGAGCCACACTAGGTTATTCTTTTCCATCAGCTCTGGATAAAAAAATGGGGTATCCCAGTACTCAGTCTTCCGTGCTTCAGCGCACGTACGACAAGTGTAGTACTTGCCGACAATAACTTCTTTGACTGTGTCGTACATCGGTGATGCGACATTCTTGCAAGAAGTGCAAAGTTTTCTAGAACCCATTGTTGTGGTCTCTGTCCGTTAGAATTTTAGAAAAGGGTTTACTATTCTTGTTGTTCTTATCTGGGAATAATCCCTGCCAGTCATTGGCTATGGATCTTTCGATGGTCGCTATTGCTTCTGGCTCGGTCAATGCAGCCAACATCTTCAACTGATATTCCTGTGCGTACTGGGATAGTTTTTTCTTTGTCTTGGTTCTGTAGTTCAACCACTCGTCCCAAGATTTTTTAAATAAATCAGAATGAGGTAATGGGGTTTGGGGTGTCTCTATCTCTATTTTATTCTCTCTTTTACTCTTGGGTGACAACTTGGCGTTAGGGTCACGACAACTTGACGTGAGGGTCACGACAGATTGTCGTGAGGGGGTAACCGCTACCGATCCAATGGTTTGTACCCTGCGCTGGTTACCAGCGGACTCATTGATTACCTTTACCACCAGACCTACACCCTCAAGCTTTGACAGGTATCGTTGTATTGCCCTCTCGCTGACACCCAGACGGCTCGCAAGCCAGTCATTGGATGCCCAGCACCCCTTGCCCCCATCAAGGACTTCTAGGAGTCCGTAGAGTGCTTTCTCCTCAAGGGATATATCTGTGCGTGACAGGACTGCCCCTGGAATCCAGAGACCAAATCCTTCTTTCTCTTGGGTCATTAGAGTGGGTCTCCTAAAGAAAGGTTAAGTGGTTTTCCGTAATTGAAAGGTGGATACACACCAGAGTCATAGCACATTGCGTACTGCTCGTAATATTGATCCAGGCGATGTTCAGCCAATGACAACCAACCTTCATCAATGGTTACCTTAACGCAATCGTGTGCAGCCGTTTCAGTCTCAACAAAATATAATGCCATCTCTGCTGGGCTATCGTTCAATACCATCTGCAACATTCTGCGATAGTGTACCAGTTGCAAATCGTATCCACGCTCACGGATATCCCAGAATAAAGATTTCTTTGTAAATGGTTTACCATACGTTTTAATATCTCCAAGAATCATTTCCTTGCCACGATGTAAGATATCAATCCGTGCTTTCATTGGGAAACCATACTTGGGGTGTTCGGTGTACAATGTTACTTCCGAATCAAACTTAAGATCCACAAGTTCTTTGTATGGTGGATACGCAATCAAGGAATCAGCGCAAGCTTTGCCTGTCTCCATTGCAGATGGGGAAAGTAAAATACCATTAGGGTTATTCTTCTTCCACTCATCTCTGGCTTTACGAGAACCCTCACCAGTTGTGGGAAGGACTGCAAAGTTATTAAGACTGCTACGATCAATCAACAGAGCGTGAACATAGTTGCCTAAGTCAGTAGCCGCTGAAGACTCAAATGTATCTGTCTTTGCGTACAAAGGTGAAACTACAAACTTCTTGAGGAAGGATGCATTGACACCAGGATTCTTTTTATACTCCTCAAACGGAAGGTCGAGGATGATTTGTGATTTCGGTTTTTTCATAAGGAAGAAATGTTAATTATTTATTGTATGGATCGATGTCAATAAAAACCGCTGCCTGTTTTCCATAAACTTTTTTGATGCTTAGTTCCACGATTAGTCCATCATCGGTAATCCATTGTGAATCGACCAAGCAATCAAGTATAGTCTTGACCACGTTGTCCACATCTGGGCGAGTAGACTTTGGAATAAATATTTCTCCTGTCTTTGCCTGGATCTTGGCAGAGTCTTTTGTGTTAGGATAAACCAGCAATACCCCCACTTGTGCCGCCTCGTCTAAAGTTTTCCATTGATGTTTTATGAACTCACTTTTCATCAATAGAATTGCGGTCTTGCTCCACTTTACGTTAGATGACTTTGATGTCTTACCAATGAATTGCCTACCATCCCTAGTTTTTAAAATGCGTAGAGCAGCTTGGTGTGTAGGGGGTGGCTCAATTGGTAATGCAATAGTAGGCATAACATTGCTTACCTTATTTGCTTTTTGAAGTCAACCTACCATATTTACTCTTATGGATACTGACCCTAAATTTGAACGACTGGATGACGGAACAAGGCCGGCAAAGAAACTACCCAAGTCATCCGTTAAACGGATCGAGGAACTTTTAAAGCAGGGCAACCCTGTGAAGGATACGGCTAAACTTGCGGCAGTAGAACCCAAAGCCGTGACTGAAATCAAGAATCAATTACAAGACTCTGGGCAATTAGATGTGCTGGCATTCAAGCGCAAGACCGCAAGCCGACTGGCATCCTTTGTGGATAAATCAATTCAAAGATTGGATGAAGAGGTGGATAATATACCCATCGGTCAGTTGATGTTATCAACGGCAATTGCTATCGATAAATTTGATAAGTTGGTAGACCCTACCCCTACTGTGAACATTAAGGCAGAGTTACGCATTAGTGCGGATGATATCAATCGACTCCTTGATCCGTCAATAGGTGCAATAGATATTACCCCATCAGACGGCTCGGCAAAATAAATACAAAAAGTTTTATTATTTGGTTGACTGGATGACAGACCTATGAAAGTCTATGCGTCCTTATGTCACCCAATATTAAATTCATCGTTACATCTGTTCGCACAGATAACACTACACAAGAAACGGAAATACATTCTGTAATGTGCCTCACTCTAATCCAAGTCTTTGACCACCTGGATTACTTTGTTAATCGCAGAGCAGAATATAATTTCACAACATTCAAACTTGATTATTACGTTCAAGCCATTGAATTTTTTTCTACCGATCCAATGGTCACTTGTTCGATAGTACCAAAGTATAGAACCAAGTCGGTATTCATATCTCCACTTTTAAAATTTACAGATCAAGGTACACCCATCTGGGCTACCGACAATGTTTTCTACAAAGAATTCCACAACAATGAGCAACACAACTGAACAAAAAAATAATCGTAAACCAAAGAATATTGCGGAAGCTGCCGAATATTTTTCTTTACTGCCAAGAGCAGTAGAGCGTTTACACCAAGCAACAACCGATGAGATACTTAACGAGTACGAATGGAATACGTTACGAGCATTGGCATTTGCTTGTAAAGATCCACGCACAAGTGCCAAAGGTATAACTCTTTCTCAGAAGGTTATGATGTACCGCAAGTATGACAAACTTTGGGACTCTATTTCTGAAGCAACCAGACTATATGGCGCAAAGATTAACTCTATCAAAATCCAACCAGAAATCGGTGAAGGTGTAGCAGATTTCCGTGCAAGATATCTAAAGGAGATATTAGGACTATAATGAAATATTTTTCGGTATGTTCTGGAATAGAAGCTGCATCTGTAGCGTGGCACGATCTTGGGTGGACTCCATTGGGGTTTGCAGAGATCGAGCCATTTCCATCAGCCGTACTGAAAGAAAGATTTCCTAACACAAAAAACTATGGAGACATCACCCAATACAAATCGTGGGGAATCGAGCCAGGAACAATTAACGTTCTGGCAGGTGGGCCACCGTGCCAAGCATTTTCAGTCGCAGGTCTCAGAGAAGGAATGGCTGATCCACGTGGTAACCTGTCCCTTACCTATGTCGGAATGGTTGATCACTTTAAACCAAAGTGGATCATATACGAAAATGTGCCTGGACTCTTGTCAAGTAACGGAGGAAAAGATTTTTCAGCCCTCACAACTGCGTTGGCAAACATCGGGTATAGCTTCGCCTACAGAATTTTGGACGCTCAATTCTTCTCCGTGCCGCAACGGAGGCGGCGAATTTTCCTCGTTGGCAGCCGTACTGGAGACTGGAGATATCCCACCGCAGTATTATTTGACGGCCAAAGCGTGTTCGGGAATCCTACGCAGAAGCCAAAACAGAGGCAAAGTATTGCCCCCACTTCTGGAGCAAGCACTAAGGGCGAAAGCAGAATCAATTGCACCCCAGACGGAATCACAGGAACAGTAAGTGCTAAATGGAGTAAAGGTACAGGTGGGCCGGCAGGAGATGAGCATTATAATCTTATTACAGAATCACCTGTATCATATAGCATTCGTGAGGATGCAAAGGCAAATACGTTTAGTGTAACTGAAGATGATGTTGCGCTATGTGTAACTAAAGTACGTCCATCCCCACAATCGCATCACGCACAAAACTTTATTGTGCAACCTAATCAAGTAATGTTCCGTAAATCAAAACGTGCATCATCTACTGACGATCACGAAACTTGGGTAGCAGACAATAAATCAAACACATTAAATAATTTTGATGTTGGTGATGTGCGTACTACCCACGCAGTTGTATATGAGAACCATCCAAATGATTCCAGAGTTACAGGGCCGCACGATGTAGCACCCACAGTAACATCAAGGTACGGCACAGGTGGTGGTAATGTACCATTTGTTCAAGATACATCAGCAATTGCATTTCAACCTGGCAACCTTGCACGTAGAGCTGGCAGCGATCCAAGCACAGAAGTATTTCCTACATTGTCAAAAGATAGTGGAGATCAGAATCCTCACGTTGCACACATTCAAGCATTTGATGTTTATAACCAAAGCGTATCAAATACAAATCAGACATTAAGTTCATCTGCTACAGATGCTTGTCATACAGGGACAGTGTTTTCACCTACAATGGCGGTACGTAGATTAACACCCAATGAATGTTTAGCATTACAAGGATTCCCAAAAAATTGGACAAAGATTTCTTGGAAAGGAAAACCACCAGAACAATGTCCCGATGGCCCACAATATAAAGCCGCAGGTAATAGTATGGCAGTACCTTGTATGCGCTGGATCGGGGAACGCATTATGTTGGTTGAACAAGTGATAGCCGAGGTACGAAACATTAAGTGAGGTATGCCGAGGTATGACAAGGTATGCCGAGGTAGGGTAAAGATATGCTGGGTAGGCAGGTATGCCGAGGTAGGTACAAATAACATATGTGATAGGGCCATCGTTTCCAAGCGCCTGGATGGGAAGATCACATACAATTATGATATCCTGGTTAGCTGCCTGGCGCTCCACCTGGATAACGATAGACATTCAGCTATCGAATGGATTCAAAAAAACGTCATTCCTTTAGATCGGAAATATGTGAATCTTTGCTATTGACGGAATTGACTAAATAGTTTTCTATGTGTGAATAATAAATTTCACTCATATGAATAGCACACAAAATGATCACCACGAATTCCCTTGTTATTGTTGCGGCAAATTAACAAAAGGGAAAAAACTACAATATATTGTTACAACGGATGGATGTAATTTTATGTCTCATAATGAATGGATCGAATTCTGTAACAAGAATGGATTTGATCACACAGATCCTATTTCCGCATTTGATATAGCTGGATGTGGATGGAGACCAGAATGGTTTGGATCTGTGTGCTATAAGAATTGGAAAAAGATTTATCCCATACACATAGAGATCAAAGATTCTAAAGGGGATCGTTATCTATTTATTACCGAACAAAAATAATTTACCCACCACACACATATGAAAACGATATTACAATTCAAACCATCATCAAATTATAACGTATTACTTTGGAAACCTGTTAATTCAGCTGCCGAAAAATTATTACCAAAAAAGAGAAAGGCATTTAATAATGATGATCTAACAAAATTGTTCGGCGCTGATTATGAAATCCAAATTGATTTAGGTTTCTATTTAGGGGAATCTAATTTTGTTAAATGCGAATCCATACCCGAACAAAAATAATTTACTCACACCATACACACATATGAAAAATCCACATCACAAATCATTAGAAGGCATTACCGATCTATCGGAAAAGGCATTAATCATTTCCTATAATATGGGAATAGACAAAGGCATTAATGCAGCTGAATGGGACATCCAATATGCATTTGGTGGGAGACAAACCAGCGCAAGGAATGGTTATTTAATCGCCAAAGAAATAGTAAAGGCATTGGACGATGGTGATCCATCATTTTGGGATCATAGAGAATTACCAAATCTATCTGGAGAATGGTGTGGTGGAATGATTCCACACACATTATTAGAAGACATTCTGTATGAATTGGACATTGATGATGAATCTCAAGACAAGGAATATATGACAGATCAATTGGATGAATTTTGCACCGAATGGGAAAATGGTGTTAACGATGGATTTACTTGGCATATGGAAACCAGCGCAAAGGAATACATTAAAAGCTATGAAGAAAATTTAAGGGAATTAAACAATGAGAGAGTTAAACGTTATCCCGATTTACCAGAGGAAGACAGAGAGGAAGATGACAATTATTAATTCTAATTTTACCCACCACACATATGAAAACTAAACTAAAAAAATATATGGTTACACAAATAACCTACACCACAATGATCATAAAAGCTGAAGATGAACGTGCAGCGGAATTGGAAATGAAAGATCAAATGTCTCAAGGCACAGATCAATATCATAATGCCTTATCCGCCGCCGTTGATGAATATAATTCGGAGGAAATTAAATAATATGAAAAAACAAAATCAATTGTTAGCTGCTATGGTGCATTGTGTAATGAAATACGCGCCGTACACAGAAATGGATGATATCAAAATCGCTGCCTACGTTTATTGTAATGATAACTACAAAGGGGAGTATTCCGATTATTATAAATTAATGTGTGAGATCGATTTAAGATATCATTGTACTGAAGATGAATTATTTGAATCATTCCCTAATGCATTACTTTCCTATGATATTTTATCCGTTCATTTTAATCTCACAGACAAATATGAAAACAAGTAAACCTATAGTTAAACATTACGGATGGGGATCATATAGTAAACGATTCACCATTCCACGTGGGCATAAAATCGTTTGCGCTGATAATTTACCACAGAATGAAATAGATCATTGTGGTAAAATCATCCCAATCGGGAAACGTTATTGGCTGCTCAACATCCCTAAATCCGAAAGGCATAATGAAGATCTAAAATCCTGGCACAGAAATTATGGGATCTTAATTTATGAATCCGATTTAATTTAACCCACACCACACACATATGTTTTATAAATCACAAAAACAAAATGATGGCACATATAATATTTTACGTTCCACATTCGGATTAAATTGGGAAATTGTATTAATTGGAATTCGTGGATGTAACGTAAACAGAATGATCAACAAATTATATTATAATGATAATTTATGATCTATTTTATATTATTCGTGCTAACCATTTTGTGGTTTGCATTTGAAAAATAATTAATGGGGATTCACATCCCCTTTTTTATTTATGTGTACGTGGGTAGGTAGGTAGGTAGGTACGTGGGTAGGTAGGTAGGTAGGTAGGTATGCACGTGCATATGTTAAGCTGCTATAAGCTGTGGCTGCACAAAGCTGTGATCCAAAATTTTAAAAATAAAAATCCTGGCGCACCAGCTGCGGCTAAAAAAATTGTGCAAAAAACCTGGCACCATTTACCCCTAAAAATTGATCTTGTAACGTGGTAAATAGTTAACTAATCTAATGGACGTACCAAATACACCACACATATGAAATACAAACCTACAGACATTAAACTATTAACAATGATTGATCGGGTAAAATATTACCTGCAAAAAAATCACAATTATAATTCCGTTTCCGTTTTTATGGATTCAATTGATAATTGTTCAAACGATGATGACGTGAAATATATTATTATTGAAACTACGATGACATTATTTGGACAAGATGTTTTAGGGGATGATTATAATTCCCCCGACAGATTAATTCCTTCCATTGATGAATTAGATTTAGAATATCAAAAATGCATTGATGAAAATTGGGAAGATCGATTGATGACTCTCTACGTTTTAGAAATGCATTCCAATGACACAAACGAAACAATGTATAATTATTTCGTTGGTGCCTTCCCATTCATTATGATGAATGACAAATCCAAATTTTCATCCATTAGCGATTCGGAATAATTTTTTTTAGGATCACAAAAATTTCCCTCACACATATGAACACCAAAAAACCACAAACCATAAAACGTAAACAGACCTATGTAATCGCCAAAGAAATTTGCGAATTACTAAAAACAGATTCCGCAAACGGATATGACCCTCACGCTATCGGAACAGAGATTGGAAAATTTCTAATTAAGAAATTTGAAAATGAGGAATTCAATTTCGGTTATGACCCAAACCTTGCCAGCGAATGCGTTCAAATTATTTTAAGGGTCGCATTGGACAAAATTGAAAACCATTCCCCTTCAAATATTTTGCCACCATTGAATCCCGAAAATAGAAAAAAATAAGATCAAATTTCAGCGCACACATCACAGAAAAAAATTTCCACACCACACATATGAAAAAAATAACAGACCAACAAATCCAAGAGATTACAGAAAATCTCTTAAACGAAATCGTGATCAAAATTCAAGAGACCCAAGACCCGAAAGGGGAATATGCATTGGGAGATATATGGGGTCTCTATTGTTCCCACGATTGGGACGAATTAATCGCCCACGTTTCCGAATATATGATCACAAAAAAATCCGAAATAGATTTATCCTATTTCAAAAATCCAAGATCCTAAATTTTTTTCCACCATTTCGCCGCACACATATGAAAACAAAAATAATATTAGAATCGTTGGCAATTACTTGCCTCATTATTTCCCTCTCTCTTTTCTTAAGGGTCATTAAGGCATTCATTTCTTAACCCACACAATAAACCACATAATAATAAAAACCTATGATCATAGAAATAAACATCCACCAATTCAAAAAATGGATAAATGAATCAGACGATTACAAAAAATGGTCAGATGAATCGTTAGACATTCTTTGGGAATGGTATGAGGAACAAGAGGCGGAAAATGGCACACCAATGAAATTTGATTTTGTCCTAATCAGATCTTGTTGGGCGGAATATGATTCCATCAAGGAATTACGTGATGACTACGAACAATGCGTTGAAACCACCGATGAGGAATTCTTACAATGGATGGAAGACCACACCACCATTTTCAAATTATCATTTGGCAGGTTTTTAATTTGGTCAGACTTCTAAAATAGTTAACAGATCAAACCTTAAGGGAATCATTTAAACGTGATTCCTTTTTTTGTGCCTATTCATTTGGAATCATTGGATGGGATTATTTTTTAGGATCATAAAAATCCCGTTTCCGATTCCGCATTCTTTCCATAAAAATTTAATTTGTGTGAGTGCAGCTAAAGCGCACGAATGATGTAATTGTTTTTTAAATACATTTTTTGTATCCATATTATAATTACGTTGTATCCATTTTCTAATTACAAATTATCCAGGAACAACGTCATTATAAATTTCTATAATAATTATAACGATCATAGGAATCTTGACCTATTATAATTTTGCAACGTATTTATAATTACACAGATACAGAAAATAAATATGCACCACGTGCAGCCAGGGGGGGGGTGGGGTCTGAAAATTTTTTCCCTGCGGCAAGCGGATTAGGTCATACAGATTTTTTTGCTAAAAAGACCATAACCCTATGGCAATTGAGTACTTACGAGATCCAGGTCGTGTATTAGAATGCTAATAATGGTCATTAGATAAACTAATAGGTCTATGGGAAATGTGTTATTGATTTGACAGACCGACAAAAATCCCCCTTTGAATCCCCCTATCCCCCCTTTAGTCCCCCGATGGGGGAAAGGGTTAGGAATGAACGACTGTGAATGGATAACACTTGGGGGAAGAGTTGACGAAGTTACATTAATCTGTATTTAAGGTTAATTATGGAAGAATGGAAAGAATCAGATATATGCCGATTACTTGGGTTAAGCCGATCCGAACTTAAGGGATATCGGGAGCAAGCTGAGGAAGGGAAGCATTGGCGCAGGAAGCCAGGCAACAACTTGAAGTTTATGTGGCCGATTATGTGGAATGCTGAAGGGGTTAAGTTTATTAAGGTAAAGGCAGGTATTGAGGATTCTTTGGTTGAGGAGTTGAAGGAGCAGGTTAGCCAATCCAGAGAGATATTTGGCATTGTTAAGATGAAGTTTAAAAACAACCATATTATCCTTTGCAGCATTCAATATGACAAAGTAAACAAGGATGTTAACGTGCTTGTGCGTGATAGTAAGAATTTTGTGGTGGGTATGAAAGTTCCATTGCGATCTGATGGGGAGCGTTATGTTGCGGCTAAACATCCACGATTTGGGGGTAAATGGTAATGAAAAAGCGTAGAAAACCCAGTCGTAAGCGTAGTAAACAGAACAATATGGGTAAGTATGTGGTTACCCATTCTGACGAGCAGCTTGAGGGTGCTTTGATGGAATGCCTACAGAAACTTAAGAATTATAGCATCGAGGGGGCTATTATACTGCGATCCGATGACGAGAAGTGGAAGGTTTTAGCGTTTGGCTATACAAAAACCCGAAACTTTGAGGCGGTTCTCGGTGATTCACTCATTGCAGGGGTCGAGGCGCTGGAAGCAGGAAGTGATAATATTACCACTTGGGACGCTTGACTAAAAACTTTAACAAATAACATCAACGATATGAAATGTAAAAAATGCGGAATGGAAACTAAAGGGTCTGAATCCAAGAAAAAGGATTCTGGCGAAGATCGTATGCATACGATGGAGAAGGCAATGCACGGCAAGAATGTCGGCAAGGGTTATAAGGGTTACGGCAGCACAAAAGGAATGAAATAGTATGATGTTTGGAGATCCAGAAAACGATGAAGACGATCTGGATGATTTCGACACATCAGATGTTGCGGCTATGATAAATTTTAAGAACCCCAAGAAATAATATGGCTAACTACAAGGGTCGTAATGTCTCATTGAATAAACCTTTCAGAACACCTGGTGCTTCTAAGAAATCTGCCGTTTATGTAAAGGGTGCAAATGGCAAAGCAAAGATTGTTCGTTTCGGTGACCCTAATATGTCGATCAAGAAAAACATTCCTGCTAGACGCAAATCATTCAGAGCAAGACATAATTGTGCAAACCCCGGCCCTAAAACAAAAGCCAGGTACTGGAGTTGCAAAGCTTGGTGAAGTTAACACCGCATCCTGTAATTAAACTCCCTAACAATGAGGAGTTGAAACAACTTGCCCAGAAATTGGGATCGGACGAACTTGCACGAATCCTACGGATTCGTGAAGAGAAGATACTTGCTGAGAAAACTGACCCCTATCGACACGGCTACGAGCCATTTCATTGGATGGCTGCGGATGAGTTGCTCAAGGGTCACCAAGAATTATGTGTATTAGGGGGTAATCGTGCAGGAAAAACGGAATGGGCTGCTAAACGTATTGTATCTACGATGATAAATGTACCAAATGCAAGGGTCTGGTGCTTGCACACGACATCTCCGTCATCAATCCAGATGCAACAGAACGTAATTTGGAAATATATACCAGCAGAATACAAAACTTTGAAGAAAGGTAAGGTTACCAATGTGCAGTATTCGCAAAAGAATGGTTTTTCGGATGGCACTTTTATCTTTCCGAATGGTAGCCAATGTTATTTTATGAATTACGCGCAAGAAAAGCGTGTTATCGAGGGTGGCGAGTGCGATGTTATCTGGTGTGACGAATTAGTTCCGCTTGATTGGATCGAAACATTGCGATATCGTGTAGTTACAAGACGAGGAAAGTTGATTGTTACCTTTACACCGATTTCTGGGTACACAAATGTCGTTAAGGAGTATATTTCTGGGTGCAAGGTACTCGAAAGTAAGCAAGCAACCATTTTAGATCAGAAAATACAACATACACCTGGCATTCCACCTGGTCATATGCCTTACAGGGCAAAAAGTCGTGGTAAGGATGCTGGAGTCATCTGGTTTCACTCTCAGTTCAATCCCTACAACCCCTTTGATGAGCTTTGCCGCACCCTAGAAGGCAAGACAACGTACGAGAAGAAGATTCGTGCTTACGGATGGGCAGACGGCCTTGCAGGGGCGCAGTTCCCACGCTTTGGAGATTTAAACGAGATAGACCACGACAAGATCCCAGAGGTTGGAACAAATTATATGGTTGTTGACCCTGCTGGAGCAAGAAACTGGTTTATGCTTTGGTTACGAGCCGTAGGGAACGGAGATAAGACTCAATGGTTCATTTATCGTGAATGGCCCGATGCTACATTTGGTGAATGGGCGCTACCAGACTCAAAACTAGACGGCAAAGCCGGCCCAGCACAACGAGCAGGTGGTGGAAGGGGCATAAACGAGTACAAGGAACTAATTCGTGAACTTGAGGGGGCTGAAGTGATTGAGGAACGATTTATCGACCCAAGAGCAGGAGCAACCCAAGCTGCAAGCAAGGAAGGTGGCACATCCCTTATTGAACTTTTAGATTCTGATCCAGACCCGATGTATTTCCAACAAGCCGCCGGCCTAAGAATCGAGGATGGAGTAACTTTGATAAATGACGCTCTGGCTCACAATCCTGGAGAACCATTGTCCTCAATCAATCAGCCGAAACTATATATCAGCAAGAGATGTGAGAATCTAATATACTCATTGCGTGAATGGACTGGAGCAGATGGTGACAAGGGTGCTTCCAAAGATCCAATTGACTGCTTACGTTATTTAGCCGTAATGCAACCCGAACAATACGATGAAGAGTCATTTAAATGCAAGGGTGGGGGTTCTTACTAATGCGAAATCCAGATGATTATCCAATGCTCCTTTCCAGGGGTGCTGCAGAACAATTAACAGGAATAGATGTTCGTGAATTGGACAAATTAAGAAAATTAGGCATTTTGCGGTGTTACACAACTTTAGGGGGTCAACACAGATTCCACAAAACCTCACTTTTAACATATATCGACAATAAATCAACAAAACAATGTCCACTCCAGACTCTCGAAAAGACGAATTAACATTTTATAAGGATACACCAGATGTAGTATACTTGCGCAAAGAACTTGAACGCTCGTTGTACAATGGCGGCAATGTAGCCCGACTCAATAGCAATGACGATATCCGTCTTGCTCGCTGGGAAGACCAATCTGACGATGGCAAGAAATATTCATACAATAGCCGTGAAGGTGAAAGTGTTTTTCCGTTTGAAGGAGCTTCAGATGTCCGTTGCCGTCTTGTAGATCAAACAATCAACGAACTCGTTGTACTGCTTTGTTCTTCTTGGCAGTTGGCTCGTTTACGTGTTTCTGGTACTGAGTTTAATGATGCTGCTACCGCTGGATCAATTCAGACTTTTTCAAGTTGGTTGATTAACAACCGAATGAAAGCCGATTTAACCAAAGAGGCAGAACTGCTTGCACAATACGCACTTCAATTTGGTTGGACTGTGGCACACATCGGATGGGAAAAGAAACTTGGTGTTCGCAGTAGAACTTTGACTACTGGTGAACTTCAGTCTCAAGCAATGAACGGAGACCAGATTGCCGCAACCTTACTTCAGTCATTACAAACTTCTGGAGCGTCAGACTTTAGTAAACAAATTTTAATTGATGCATATTCTGTTTCCGAAAAAGAAGCGGAACGAGTTTCGGTTGAGTTAAGCGTCAGCGGAACTTCAACCTATCGTGAACAGTATGCGGTATCAAGTATGCCAGCAATCGCTGCATTAAAGCCGTTTGACGAAATTGCATTCCCACCAGAAACCCTGGATCTTCAAGACGCACGTGTAATCTTCCGCAGACATCATATGACTGAGGTTGAGATGCGTGAGTTAATTGAAACCGATGGCTGGAATCCAGACTTTGTTGAACAAGCATCAACTGTTGCAGGAAAATCCTCTTGGTATGCCGATCCAAACTTAATTCCTACAACAACCAACATCACGAACACATTACATCGTGCTGATAATTTAATTGAAATCGTTTATGCATATACACGACAAATCAATGAAGATGGCATCCCTTGCATTTATTACACAGTATTCTGCCCACAGGTTCAAGAGGACTTGTATGCTAAACACGAAGCATTAGACTATGCTCACGGACAATATCCATTCGTAGAGTTCCGCAGAGAGCAATTAAGACGCAGTATCATTGAATCACGTGGTATTCCAGAAATTGCTTACACAGACCAACTTGAAATTAAGGCGCAACACGACTCTATTCGAGATCGTACTGCCTTTGAAACATTACCACCAATCAAGGTAAAGAAGCGTTTAGGAACACAAAATATTATTCAACCAGGCGGTCTATTGCCTGTAACTACTCCAGATGACTATACATTCCTTGCTCCACCACAAGGCAATCCGTCACTCGCATTTAACTTGATTGATCGTGTTGAGGCGCGTAACGCAGCTTACTTTGGTTTATACCACGCAACAATTCCTCCTGTGAAAACTCAAACGACCCAACAATTCATTGTAAATAATTGGCTAGGTGCTTGGAGTAAAATATTTAAACAAATAGTTTCTCTTGCACTCCAATACACCGATGGGTCAGAGATTGAGAGAGTAGCAGGAGTCCCAATTATAGTGTCACCAAATGAAATCTGCCAAACGTATGATTTCAATGTATCTTACAACGTAAAAGAATTAGATACAGATTATGTACTCGAAAAACTCAAAGCCATTTCTCAATTTGTTATTCCAATGGATGCTGGTGGTGTCATTGATCGGAATAAACTTACTATTCGTTTCGTAGAAGCAATTAGCCCAGAAGCGGCTAAAGATATCATCTTGGATCAATCCTCTGCGTCACAAAAGATGTACGAAGGAGTCCAAACAGACATTGCTAAAATGTTACTTGGTATGGAAGTTCAATACACAGAGAACGATCCTGCCGCTAAATCTAAATTACAATATGCACAAGACATCATCCAAAAAAACCCCAAAGCACAACAAGCAGCTCAAGGAGACCCCCAGTTCCAAGCTCTTATACAGAATTACTTTAAAAATCTACAGATGTCTGTTAGCCAACAAGAGAATAAAACAATTGGTCGATTGGGTGTCACACCTGTTTCAGACAAGTTCAACCAGCAAGGACAACAAGGGCAACAAATGCCAGGCGGTATGTAATGGGAAAAACGTACAAGGATCGAAGAGACTATCGCATAAAAGTGCGAAAGGGAAAAGGGTTGATGCCATCAAGGCCTCATAAAGATAAACGAAACAAACGAAACGATTCATATGATCAAAAAAACATTGACGGAACACAAGACGGCCCTGTCGTTTGAGCAGAACAATATCTTTGATGCAGTAGTCGCATTTTTAGATGCAAGTATTGAGGCAGAGGTTGATCGTGCTATTTCTTATTCAATTGATGAGTCTAAACGTACTCACGCTTGTGGTCGTGCTGAGGCGCTAAAAGATTTCAAAGATTTGCTTTATATTCAGAATGACGAAGCAAAAAATGGTAAGTTTAAGACTTGAGTCGTGCAAAACATTGCCAGAACTTACAACACGCTTGGATCTCTTTGACTAAATCAATTTTATAGTGTTAATCTTGCAAGTCCCTGGGAACTTTATCCCTGTCTATGGAAAATAATCAAGCCGATATCGGAACGGCAGAAAACAACTCCGAGGTACAGTCAAATGCCTATTCTTCTGGCACTTTAAACGAAGAATCGCTTGCGGCTAAACTCCGTGAGACTCTGTTCGCCGATGACGATCAGACGGCAGAACCCCAAGCCGATATAGAGGGTGAAGACCAGACGGAAGTCAAGGATGACCCAGAGGAAGCACTCGATCAAAGTGACGAATCTGAACAGGAAGTCCCCCAGGCAGAGGATGGCGAAGAAGTTCATTCACAGGATGCAGAAGAAGAATTGGAAGATAGCAATCTTTCCAAAGGTGTTCAGAAGCGTATCGACAAACTAACGGCAAAGCGCAAGCAAGCCGAAGAAGCTGCCGAAACACTCCGCAAGGAAGTGGAATCGCTGAAGAATCAACTAACCGAATCCCAGCAGTTGGGCGAGAAGAGCGTCAATAGCACAAATAGTGCAGAAAATCCGTTTGCCTCGTTAAAAACAATTGCTGAAGTGGAGAAGGAAGTTGAACAAGCCCGATGGCTACGCTATAAGTGTATGGAGAATCCAGACGGATTCGTACTTGGTGAGAGTGAGTATGGCCCAGAAGATGTTAGACGAATGCTGGTCAATTCTACTAAGGCAATTGAGGATCATCTGCCAAAACAGATGCAACGAATCGATGCCGAAGGAAAAATTAAACCTATCGCAGAATCTACATATCCCTGGTGGAAACAAGCTCAATCAAGTGAGTACCAAATGGCGCAACAAGTATTGCGGACATTCCCACAATTGAAAAACTTCCCAGATTGGCAAATGTTTGTCGGAGACTATGTCCGAGGAGCAAAAGCTAGGGAAGCAGCGGTTGCAAAACCTACTCAATCAAAGAAAGTTCCAACACAAGCAATTCGACCAACTGCAACACCAGCACGGAGTAACCCCAACGAAACTAGGGCGAAACAAGCTGAGTCCCGATTCGCAAAATCGACATCCGCTGATGACCTTGCAAAAGTCCTACTGTCAAAAGGTTTCATCTAAACTAACTCCTAAATCTATATATTACAATGCCTAAACTCCTTGAAAAAGATATCGTCAATGCAGGTAAGCGCGAAGACCTCGCCAACCTCATTGCTCTCGTTGATGCCAAAGACACTCCCTTCACCTCTATGGCGAAGAAGGGTGCGCAACCTGGCAACACACTATTCCGCTGGCAAGCTGACCGCCTTCCGTCCACCTCTACTCCTACCCCTGTAGTTGATGGTACTGATGTCGATGTTAGCTCTGGTGTAACTAACTTCACCAACGATGGAACTACCCAGTTCCGTGTTGAACTCTCTAACCGAGTCCAGATCTTCCGTAAGGCAGTTCGTGTGTCCAAACTTACCCAAGATGTCACAAACATCGCTGGTGTTAAGGATGAACTCGCAAACAATGTCTCGAAGGCAATTACGCTTGTTAAGCGTGATATGGAAAAAGCTTTCTGCTCCAATCAAGGCGCACAAGTTGACAACGGAACTGTTGGATACCGCACCCGTGGTCTCGACAAGTGGCTCGTAGCCGCTGCCGATATCGATAGTGTGGATCTTCCAGCCGCCGCTTCAGCATTCTGCTTAGACGCTTCTCAAATCAGCACAGTTGGTACTGCTTCTCTTACCGAGACTGTTGTACAGAACATTCTAACTGGCATCTATAGCCAAACTGGTCAATTCAAAGATTACGATGCACTCGTAGGCCCAACTCTTAAACGAGCATTCACGAATCTCGTATTCACGACTGCTTCTTCTGGATCAACTAACACCCAGACTGCCGTTCGTACATTCAATCGTGATGCAAACGAAGCAACCTACATCTCGTCTGTCGATGTGTTTGAAGGTGACTTTGGTCGCATCCGTCTCCACCCCAGCTTATTCCTAAAGAATAACTTCTCTGGTTATATCATTCCTTTTGATATGGTCGAAGTTCGCTATGGTGGCAATGTAGCCCAAGTTACTGAGTTGACTGATAATGGTGGCGGCCCTGCTCGTTTGATCGAAGCAGTTGCTGGTCTCTGTATCTACAATCCATTAGCATTCGGCAAGTTCGACTTCAGCGCCTAATCGGCTCTTGTCTGACATTATCCAAAGTCTGTCGGAAGCAATCCCTCCTCATCTGCGAAAACAGGTGGAGAAGGAACTTCTGACAGGTTGGAGAATGCAGGAAGCGGCGGCTTATACGCAAGCCAAGCAGATGGCTTCCTTTCGGCATCAAAATGCTGCTAAGGCAATCGATGGGGTCGGGGAATTAAAAGCCCAGATACCCATTTCTGCATTTCACTACTGGGGTCAGCGTCTTGGCTATGAATGCTGGGATGACAAGACATTTATGGATGACTACATAAAGCACAATCCAGAAGTTGCGGTCAAAAACCGCATCAAACGCACTACAGTCAATGGTGCATTATTTACAGGGGATGGTTATTTAATTAAATGAAAACTACGAACTTCTCGACCATTCTTTTTAATTCACTCCAGTATTCTGGATTGGATCGCCACAATATCACGGATGAGACATTTGCTCAGTTCCGTGACTTTTGCAATGAGCGTATTCGTATGGCCTGGGATATGCAAGACTGGCCAGATTTAGTTCGTGTTGCCCAACTTACAGTTGTTAATGATGGTAATGGATTAGTCACCGCAGAACTCCCTGCAGAGGCAGGAGATATACTGAATTGCTATGACAGAGATCCGTTGGTATCAACAAGAGCTGCTGGATTATCGTATCGTATATATGATAATGGATCTGTACAAAAACTAGTGTTCCCAACTGATCCAGGAACTATTTACGCTGAATATCGTATAAAGCGTACAGAACTCAATGGCGATATCTACTTAGCAACTCAAGCGTACTCCGTTGGCGCTCAAGTTTATTTTGATAGCGGATCGGAATCTGGTACTTATACACCAGTATCTGGTAAGCCGTACAATGGTAATTTTTATCAATGCATTACCGCCACGGATGCAGGAGAAAAACCAGTATCTGCTGGTGTATCGTCTGCTAAATGGAGTCTGGTTAAAATCCCTTATGTTTTGGCATCATTTGCCGCAAGGGGTGCATTTGCTGATTGGCTCAAATCTGAGTTACAATTAGAAGCAGCTCAGTTGGCAGAACAGGAAGCACAAGTTGCCCTGGTCGATGCTATCGATGTTGTACTGCGCCAGCAAAAGCAAATCAATCGATTGAATATGAACCGAACCTACTAATTTCCAAACAAATAATAATATGGCACAAATCCAAGTCTCATCTCCGTTCCTACGATCTATCAGTCATTCTGATGTAACTGTAGGAATTACCAAATCACAAATTGTAGTACCATCAACCAACATTAGCGATAAGCGTGTTGCCGTGATTATTCAAAACAAATCTTCAACCGCAACGATCCAGGTCATTGGTAATGCTACCGATAGCGTTGGTATTGCAATTGCACCTTTAAGTACAATTACCCTCGATAACTACAATGGTGCATTGTACGCAGTTTCTACTGCGGCAGGAACTACTGTTCACATCGCAATCTCTTCTGTATAATGAGTATAACTGTAACAGGCGGTGGGCTTCCTGCCAATGTAGTTGAGATCGGTAATGAGGTAACTCAAGGGATCGTTGATGCTCTTAATGGTGCTAGTCCTGCACCTACGAGTTCAAATGTTTTTGCAACTCAATCTAACCTTGCCGTACAAGCAACGATGGTACAAGCACAGGCAGGGGTATCAACTACTACTGTCATTTCGCCTTCAACACTTCAAGATGCTAAGTATTTTCAAGGTGGTAAGTCGATGGTGCAGATTGCTTGGTCAACGGCAGTAAGCGGTGCTGGTGCTTCTGCTGGCGCTCAAAACTCTAACGCTCGATTAAACACCGCTCCTACTACTGCAACAGGTTATGCAATTGCTTCGGCAATCATCGCAAATAACTCTCGTGGTGTAGTCTACAATTCTGGTTTCGACTTTTCAAAGCGTGTTTCTTTTGGTGTTCGTGTAGCACGAAATGTTGCAAGCCCAGACTCTGCCTCAGTCTTTCGTTTCTCGATTGGTAAAGGATCGGCAACTGACGCAAGCGATTTATCAATGCGTGGTCTTATGATTAAGGTCTCTGGCTCTGGTGCATTGCAACTGCTGGTGCATAATGGCACGACACTTACGACAACGACTTCATCGTTTACACCTGTTGATGGACAAGTATATGATGTAAGAGTAATTTCAGATGGTGCAGGAAACGCAACACTTTTGGTCAATGGATCATCTGTTGCAACTTCAACTGGCGCTCCAACAACTGCAGGGGCTACCAACAATGGCTATTTAATGTTTGAGGTGCAAAACACTTCAGTAATTACAGGCAGTCCAATGTCTGTTGCCGTTTCTGATTATTCCGTTCAAGTAAATTCCTAATTCTATGTTTACATACAAAATTACTTATCTAATCGGTAAACTTGACACATCGGTATGCCCACCAGCAATCGTGTCTGTAATTTTCCCTGCGTACAATGGCGAACCTGTCACGCTAAGTGAATCGGAAATTACAGTCACCTTTGAAACCGAGCAGACCCCTGTGGATCTCGGCCCACTCGTCAAAATAGAACTTTTATGATCTCATATATTATCACATTCCTAGTTGGTTTCGTTTTGGGCGCTCTCGTATTTCGCAACAATGCGAAAAAGGCAGAAGCCGCAGTAACTCAAGCTGAAGAATTAAAAGCAAAAGGTAAATACTTATTAGACGCACTTAAAGGCCGAAATAAGTAATGCCAGCAAGAGAGTACGCAGTCGATGGTGACCAGGGGTTCATTGGCTTGAACTCTAAGGACAATCCTGTAAATCTCGGAAAGAACTTTGTTTCTAAATCGGTCAACTTTCGTTTTGATCGTGGTATAGCAATTGTTCGTAAGGGTACTAAGAAACTTACTGGAACATCCTTTACTGATACAATCTACGGATCTTGCACATACACTAATTCAACTGGTGGAGAGTCTATTGTGCTTGTAGTTTCTAATGGAATCTATGTGTACACACCAGACACGGATACGATGAGTGCAAAGATTTCGTTTCCTGCTGGTCAAACCATTGTATCAACAGACGAGGTTGATGTCTACCAGGCGCAAGGTGTTGGCTATGTATATATCTGTCGTGGTTTTGCCAAGTCAACTTTAAGGTGGGATGGTGTAACCACGATTGCAGTTCCAGCTGCTGGTGTGCATCACAATTATCCCAATAGCCGTCACGCAATCTATTTTGGTAATCGTCATATCGTACAGACCGATCAAAATTCATTTAGCGTAAGTCACTATTTGTCAGATAGTACTTGGTCGGCACTTGATATGTTCAGCATTAATGACGGAAGTTCGGATCGTCTTGTTGGCATTGCTCCCTGGCAGTTAAATGAATTTGTAGTGTTTATGCGTAATAGCATTCACTATTGTGCAGTTGGTGTAGGTGCTAATGCATCTGGAGATGCTGCCACAGAGCCAGACTCGTATGTTAAGTCTTTGGCTACCGACATTGGTTGCATTGCAAAAGGGTCTATAATTCAAGCAGGAGGAGGCATTTTTTTCTTATCAGATAATGGTGTGTATATGCTTAATCCTGCTGGCGCTGGACAGGGATCGTCAAACACCCCAGAAGGAATGCGTCTTTTGACAGTAGCAGAGCCGTTGTCAGCACCTATCAATGATGTAATTGCTCGTATCAATTTTAATTATGTAGACCAAGCCGTTGCCGCATATTGGGAGAACCGCTATTATCTAGCCGTACCACTTGATAGTTCTACAACAAATAACGCTATCTTAGTTTATAATTTTATCAACAAAGCGTGGGAGTCTGTAGATGTATACCAATCTGGCTTTGATGTTAAGAGTCTGTTGGTTGCCAAGAAAGGAAACAAGAGACGAATGATTTCAGTAGATGGCTCGGATGGAGTATTCCTATTTGAAGAACTAGACTGGGATGAATTTGGATCTTCTACAGGAACTCCATTACTGCCTACCCCAGACGATACAGGATTAACCCTTACTGCGGACATTCCATCTCCGTGGATTGCTGCGGTTGCAGATGCATTAACTATTTCTACTGTGGCATTTACTCCTTATCCAGTTAATGGAGAATTAACTACCAGAGCGTATAACTTTGAAACTAATCGTGAAAAGCGGTATTCTAGTTTTCAAACAGATGTGTATGCCCCTGCTGGCGGCGTAGTTAACTTTGGTCTTTCTACCACGAACCCAGACGCTACATTGCCGTCTTATCGCTTTGGATCAGCAAAGGCATCTGACGCATTAATCCGTCTACCAGTTCGCAAATCTGGGTATTTTGCTCAAATTAACATCACCACCACCAATTTACGACCAGAGGTTCGGTCAGTCTCAGTTGAGGCGCTCGTCCCAGGTCATATGACTCAAACAAGAAAATAATATGGCACAACAATTCCAATCACCAGAAACCTATGCAGTAGGTCAACAATTAACGGCTGCTCGCCTTAACAATATGGTCAACAATGCCGTTCCACTTCCTGGACTCATTACTGATCGTGCAAATCTTTCTTCAAACACAGTAGCAACAGGTGACTCGTTATTACTTAATGATGTATCTGCATCTGCGCTAGTTGAAGCTACGGCATCTGACTTACTTAACTCTAACATTGCTATAACCACATCGTCCATAACTGCTGGAACTGGTTCTGATATTTTAATTAGTCCGCAAGACGGAACAATTGTAACTGGATCTTCATTTACATCTGCAGATGGACTAACCACAGTTGTAACTACCTCTGTTGCCCACGGACTTTCTGTTGGTCAAGTTGTTACGATCTCGGCGGCTACACAGACTGGATATAACGGAACACACCGCATTACTGCCGTTACAATCATCTCACCTTTTACATTCACTTTTGTAATGACAACTGCTGGGACTGTTGGTTCTGGAACTCTTTCGTATTTAAAGCAGGGTGTTATTAAAAACCCAGAACACCAAGTTGTTAACGGAAATCTGTATGTAGATGGAAATGTCGTAATTGCTGGAACTACTGTTAATACTGGTGCAGTTACTCAAACAGGTGCAGTTACTCAAACAGGTGCGGTTACTCAAACAGGAACTGTTAATGTAACTGGTGCTATTCAATATAACGGAACTCCTGTTTTTGGGTTGTATGAAGTATATGAAGAAACTGTTACTTCTTACACATCAACAACTGCAAGTACTTGGATTAATAACTGGAGTTCTGCTTCATTTACTAAACCATCAGATGAAATTTGGAAATTTGAAATGGTTGTTTCTGTTCAAACTCCATCTGTTTCTTCTACTACAACAGAAGACCATTATTTAAAAACAACAAATACTGCTAACTCGGTTACTTATTATCATAGACAAGGAAAACAAACTGGTTTTGTAGCACAAACTATTACTACTCCTTCTTTTACTCACGAACTTCATTGGATTGTTAATGCAGGAACTGCATTGACATCTGAAACAGTTAAGTTCTGGAGTTATACAAAAACTGGCACAGGTACATACACTTGGGGATATACTGGTGCAGATTCTCAAACTGGAACTTCTTTACCAGCATCTAAACTACGCATATACAAATACAAGACCGCCTAATTCAATAACTAACCAACCACTACTAATATGGCAAGCATTCCATCCTGGATTAACGGATCAAGAACCAATCAATCTCAACCTGTAAACAACTATGGCGGTTTCTTAACCCCAGATGCTCAACAGTACTACAATGAGTCGATGGGGGCATTGTCTGCCCAGCAACGAATTGTTCCTGCTACCATAGCGGCTGAACAACAAATGATGCCTGGACTCCAAGAGTATCAGCGCAACATCTATGCTACACAAGGTCAGTCCTTATTGGGAATGTATGGCAACCTAATGCCACAAGCAGAGCAGATGCAAGCTCGCTATGGTGCTGGTCAGATGTCGATTATGGGCGGCTTGGCACAACAAGGTACTGCCAATGCCATTGGATCTTTAGATCCGACCACACAGGGCATTTACAACACATTCCAGAACCAAGCCCTAAGTGATCTACAGATGGGTACTGGTCTTTCTGCACAAGAAACCAATTATGCCCAGCAATCAGCCAGGGCTGCTGCTCAAGCCAGAGGGCTTAATTTTAGCCGTCAAGGTGGCGATTTGGAAGTTCTTAATACCTACCGCCTCGGTCAAGAGCGTCTCAAACAACGTCAAGCAGCCGCAATGTCTGGTATGCAATTAGGAATGGGTATGCAGGAAATTGGTGCAAAGAATTTCCTCAGCCCAATTATGCAAACTGGTGTTGGCTTTACTACCCCAGGAATGATGTCTGGAATTGAAGGTTCTTATGGCACACTTGGTTCTCAGTTCCTTCAACCAGAGTCGCAATACCTTGCCAATATTCGCGCAAATCGTATCCAACAAGAGAATGCAAATAAAGCTGCAGCAGCACAAGTATCCGCTGGTAAAGCTGCTGGTATTGGATCTGCAATTGGTGGTATCGGTGCAGCAGTCGCTGGAGCATTTATTTAATGTCTAAACTAAACCGAACAATAGAGATAATTGCGAGTGGACTATCTCAGTCCAGCCGTAGTGCTATTGCTTGGTCTGGTGGCAAGGACTCGATGGTGTTGTTGCATATCATTCAAAGAGTGATGGGCAAAAAACTTCCTGTAATTTTCTTTCGTGAACCTTGGCAACCATCAAAGTATATTTTCCAAGATATGCTTATTAAAGAATGGGGATTAGAAGTTTACACTTGGCATCCACAGACATCAGCATTCCAACAAGCAGGGGACGAGTTTGAAGTCCAAAATGTATACAAATTTGACAACACTAAAGTTACTTGTCCTAGTGGAATAACAAAACCAGTTGATGGTAAGCCGTGGGTCTGTGCCATTGATATGGCAAAGCGCCCCAAACAAGATACTTTATTTACTGGATGGGATATGGTCTGGGTCGGACACAAATCTGCTGATAGCGATCCAATTTATGGCGGTGATGCAGGAACAAGAGTTGAAGTTAGGGTAGTCCCAGGACAAGCCACAATGATGTTCCCATTGCGTGACTGGACTCACGAAGACATCTGGAATTACATTGAGTCAGAAAACATTCCATTCGACTCAGACCGCTACGAAAAGGTAGACGGAAAGTACCAAGAGAAAGCCGACAAACTTTTAAATGTAGACTACGTTCACGCTTGTACTGCTTGTATTGATCGCAGAGCAAACGCACCTAAGTTTGTACATTGCCCAAAATTTAACGCTACGATTGAAAACTGCGCAGACAAATTGCCGTGGTTCGATCAAGCACTACCAACATATATGAAAGACTAACCTATGGCATCACCAAAACAAAGCGGACAACCTAGCGGAGGAATGTTCCAAAAATATACAGGCGAACAAATTAATCAAATCCCAGAAGGTTATGTCGAGGGAATGGGGTCGATGGGTAAAGCATATGCATCCATTGGTCAATCAGTCGGACAGATGGCTCAATACATTGGACAGGCATATACTGCCAACAAAGCTGAAGAAGCAAAACTTCAAGGTCAACTTGCTCCATATCTCAAAAGAGATCCAAGAGTTCAAATGGTTGATGCAAGTATTTCTGCTGGTAATCTTGTAAAGGGTGCTGACGGAAAGATTGGATTAGGCGCTGGAATTGACGAAAGTATGTTAAGCACAGATGCACGTAGTTCTATTGATTTTTATAACAAGATTGGTGGAGATGGAAGTGCTTTAAGTGGAAGTGAATTAACTAAGTTTGCTACCCAGTTTGAGACAGAACAAAAGATTGCTTCACTTGAAACTGAAAAATTAGATAAAGAGCAAGATCGTAAACTTAAAGCAGCTCAAATCAAAGAACTTGAATCTAAGGCCGCTAAAAATCTTAATACGATGGGCAATGCTGCTATTATTGGTGGACTTGGTTCTGGACAAGATATTGGTTCTTACAACGCACCTACACAAACTGGTCAACAACCAGCGCAAGTTCAGTCACAAGCACAACCAGAAGAACAACCACAAGCATTTGTTACACCTGTTGTTAATCGTACTGGTGGACAACTTAATCAACCTGGTGCAATTGATTTTAGTCGATTTGGAATTTCTCCTGTTTACACGCAGGATCGTGCTAATGCTGGTGCTGCATTAACAACCTCTCTTGGGCAAACACCTATATCTGCAAGTAGATATTATACCGCACCAGAAGTAATTCCATCTTCCCCTGCAGAACAAGCATTGCCAGCAAGTGCAACACCAGAAGAACTTAAAGCAGACATTGCTATGCTTCAAGGTCAGATTTCTACATTTGAGAATTCAACCAATGGGGAATACAATGAAGGAATAGCACAAACTATTCAAACATTGCAAGGTAAGATCCAGGCAAAACAGGTAATGCTTGATGCCGCAACTGCACCTGAAACTGGTGGAACTGCTCCTGCTAAACAAGGTACTGCCGTAGTACCTGCAACTGGAACTGCACCTATTGGCGCTGGAACTGCACCTGCAGCCCTACCAGCAATGACCCCAGCAGAACAACAGATTACAAGCGAATTTGTTCGTACTGAACAAACTAGACTTACAAATAAATTTAACGCAGATGCCGCTGCACTCGAAGCGGATTATTTAAGACGAAAGTTAGCCATTACAAAAAATGGTGCTACATCTGGTGATATTGAAATACTTACTAAAAATTATACTGCAATGCTTGATGGTACGCGTAAACTGTATGAAGCAAATTATGCTAATGTAGGTAATCAAATTGCTGAAGTTAGAGCTGCAGATAAAGCCGAACAAGATAAAGTTGCTGCTGCACGTGCAGAAGAAGAATACGCATTTAAATTTGGAAGACCTAAATCAACCACCCCCACTTCTGCCGTTAGTACTGCACCTGCAACTGCTGCAACTCCTGCAACTACAACTGCAACCACAGAAACTGCTCCTGCAGCCGCTGAAACTACTACTGCAACAGGTGAAAAGCCAGTTACATTTGCACAGACAATAGCCGACAGGTTTGCTGGTGCAACTCAAGGTCGAATTGGTGGAACTGTTGTTCAAGACGAAGTAAGAAAAGTAAGAAAAGAACATTCAGAAATTCTGTCAGACCATCCTGCCTGGTGGCAAAGTGGTATGTACACACAAGGAGCTAAAGAGTACCAATGGGGTCTTTCTCCATATCCTGTGTCTGCTGGCATTGATGGATCTATTAAAGCTAAAGTTCAAGAAGAAGTTACTGGCTATGTAGAGTCACAGAACTTCTTACAAGTGTTATATAAAAACATTGAAAGTGGTAGTGATAATGAAATCAGAAATTACCTTGATAGGTTCTTAATCTTTACTTCTAAAGATGAAAGCCAGTCAACGGCTGAACTTGCAAATCAATTTGGTGTGGCAGCATTCCGAAGAGCAATTGTTTCTGGTGGTAACTTCTCCGATGCTGACCGAGAATATGTTGCAAGAATTATTACCAATATGAATTCTCCAAATATCTTTAAAGACAAGAAGCGATTACTTATTGAAGCCAAGGCGCTTGCTAAATTTATTGATAGCAAGTTTAGATCTACGTTATCTTCTCAAAATGTTACCATTGATCCAGCGTTATCTCGTAAGTTCCTTGAGCGTGAAGGTAATCAAGCAGGACTAAATATATTAGAAAAGACCGAGAACTTCTTTAAGATGTTTAGCATTAATCCAACTGCAAAACCAAGCGCGTACAACTTAGATAACAATACTGTGTCTGGATGGAGAAAACAAGCGGCTGCTAATCGCAAAGTAGGAAATGAGAAAGGTGCTAAACTAGCCGATGAACAAGCAAATAAACTTGAAACAGAACTTAAAGCATCAGAAGCAGACGCTCGTAAACGCTTAGGTCTATAATTTATGCCACCCCCTGGAACAAACCCTGTTATACCTGTACAGGATACTGCACCAGCAGTAGCAGTCGCACCCATTGATGTATACAAACTTCCTTATGCCCATAAGGATGAGTCTGGAAATGTAGTAGGTGCGGCGGCTCAACGACCAGAAACATTACCTGGAACACCAGAGTATGAAGTAACCAAGACTGGGGATTTGCGGAGGGACTACGGATGGATCTTTGACAGGGTTACAAAAATATCAAGTACAGTTGGCAACTCAGATGCACAATCAGTATTATTTCCACAAGGCAGGACTAAAACAGAAGGAACTGCTGCAGCGATTGGTGAAGGAAATGCGCGCGATGTAGAAGATGCAGCTTGGAGAATCATTAAATATGACGCTCCTGCTTCAGTACACAATGCACAAATAATTACATCTGCATTAGTTCCTATTTCAAAAACATTTTATGACGAAGAGGTTGCAAATGGCAATAGACAAGCAGTTCCATTTGGATCAAAGAACGATGACCTATTAGCATTTATACAAGAACCAAACAACGGCATCCCACCAGATGTTGCATTTGAGTTAACCAAAGAAATAATGAGTCCTTCTTATTATGACACAAAGAAAGAGTTTGGTACTGACTTACTTGGTAAAGTTAAACGTGGATTGCTCTCTGCAGATGGATCTTATGAAGCAGGAAGACTTGCGTTGTCCCAGGGTGATAAGGCATTTGATGGATTATCTCCTAGTGAAAGAAAGCGTGTATGGCTTGACATTGTTCACTATAAGAAACTTGAAGGTGAAAATATTGGTATGGGTGAAACTGTTGCAAATGCATTGGTTGGTGGCGCTGATTATGTAGCAAACTTTATCAATGGAACTGTTGGAATGGTTGATGCATTAAATCCCCAAACAGCACCAGAAGAATATCTTGCGCCATCTTGGAGAGCAGATCCAGACAGGTCGATGAAAGCCGACTCAACAATTAAAGCTGCGCTTCCAATCATACAACAAAAAGTAGACGAACTCATTGATTATCAACGCACAGGAGATATTGCTGGATATACAGTTGCTTTAAAAAGATACACAGACCCTTCAGACCCAAGCAACACAGAGTTCTTAACTGCTATGTCTAATATTGTAGCACTTAGAGATGCTGGTGCTTTTAAGCCAGGATCGCACGGAGAGAAACTTGCTTCTGGCGGTGAAGGTATTTTGATGTCATTAAAGGATTTTAAGAATTGGGCAGTAGATTCAGTTGACCCAAACTCGATGGGTTTTATTGCTCAACACGAACTTGGTTCTGACAATCAAGTATTAAGTCCATTAACCACTCCTCTTATGGTTAAGTTCTTTGGTGATGCTGAAAAGTATTGGGATGCAAAAACACCAATTGAAATTGATAATGCCATTAAGCAGCTAACATCTTCACAGAAAAACATCAGCAGTAACTCTGATAGTATTATTTACTCTGGGCAAAACTTAGCGTATAATATTATGACAGGTGATAATGTTCCATTAACGGAAGCAAATCAAAAGATTATGTCTGCGTATGGTGACAAGCGTCTTCTTAATGAAATGAGAGCAAGTGGAGATCCAATAACTCTTGCTATGGGTGCGGCTAAATTGCTTACTTTTAGCAAGGCATTAAAGGCAGTTGAATTTGCCGAGATATCCAAGCGTGGTCAGACCATTATGACTAAGGCAGAAGAACTTGGCGCTAGGATTAAACTTACAGAACAACTCGCAACCGCAGAAGCAAAGCCGCTTATCGATGAGGTTAAGGCGGCATTTGAGAAAGAAACAGGAAGAAAACTTACAGACCCAGAAGCCCTGGCATTAGTTATTTCAGATCAAGTTGGTGGAATCAAAGGTGTAAACCAAGCCACAACTGCAAATCTAAAAAGACTTGTTACTGAACACGTGGGTACTTTTGGTGAAGATGTTGCTAAACAGATTGCTGATATAGCTGCAGAAGCCCAGGCACACCTAGATGATGTAAATAAAATAGCCGTAGAAAAGGGACAGATATCTGGAAGATTTATTCAAATGGGCGGTGCTGGTGTAGCAGGTACTGGAAAAGGTATTGCTGGTATCGGAAATTACCTTGAAGGCGGTGCTGCTCAGAAATGGACTACTAAGTGGGCAGTAAGACAGGTATTAAATAATCAAAATCCTGTTGTAAATTGGTCAATTAGATCTGCTGCAATTGGTGTCCCTGTGGCTTATAGTGGTTGGGGAAACAATGATTGGTCTAACGCTGCATATTCTGCATTAGCCCCTGCTGGTGCAGTTCTTGCACATATGGTAATTAAACCATCAATGTTAATTGGAGCTGGTAAGTATTTGCAAGAAACTGGTGCAGTAATTAAACGCGCAGGAATCGTTGTCCAAGAAGGCAAGATGATTGCTGGATCATATTCTCAAGCAATTGAAAATGGCATCAGACTTGAACTTGCTGCAATAAATGCATCAACAACAAGAGATGCGGCGGCAGTTGCAAACAATAATGCTCGCAGATTATCACTAAATAATCAATTAGGTCTTGTTAAGAAACTGCGTGAAAACGGATGGGATAGTGCAATCTCTGCTGGCTATCACGTAATCTCAAAAGACTTTGTACAAGGTGGAACTACTGGTGCTATCTTTGCAAGCTGGAATGATTCCAATGCCGCTGGACAGGGGTTTGGTGTTGGCGCTGCATCGTCTTTATTGATGAGGGGTCTTAACAGAGTAAGTACTGGAACATCGCCAGAAACATCTGCACAATTAAGAGAGCAAGGAATAATTGCAGAAGTTCTTGCACAAGATATGCATAATACTCCAGAGCAGTCTACACGACTTAGGGAGTGGCTTAATGGTGCAAAGGATAATGCCGAATTTACTGCAAGAGCAGACTCATACAGAAAAGCGTGGAATGCATCTGGTGGACGATTGATTCTTGGCAACTCAACCGAGATGGCATCATTAACAATCACATCTCATTTAGACCCAGCACAAGTTCAAAGTATTAAAGAGAGAGCAAATGCTGAACATCCTGGAGATCCAACCGCTGCGGCTATTAAGGCAGAAAACCTTATGGCTGAAATGACAATGTCAACGCAGAATAAGATAAACCTGGATGCAATTAATTCAAACATTTCAAACAACCAATCTCGTATTGATGCATCACAATCAAGAGAAGGTAAACTTACATCGGATATTGCTACTGAAGAAGCAAACTTACAAAAAGGTGGCAAGACAACGTCAAGCAAACTTGAGCGACTTAAGAACGATTTAAATAATGAGAAGATGGCGCAGGAAGTGTTGTTTCACGAAAAAATGCAATTGGCAGCTCAACATACAGAAGCGTTTAGGAAAGTGGAAAACCCACTAGTATTCAGAAATGGTGAAACAAGAACTACTGTGGATGGTGGTGAAGCAAGACAGGTTGCTGATGGCTTGTTTGTATTAGATGGCCCAAGCGGACGATCTATTTACATCAATTCAGAGAATGCAAGTCGAATGACATTTAGTCACGAAACTTTTGAGGCATTATTATCTGATGATGCAGTCGCACCTATTGCAAAGGAACTAACTCAAACTATATGGGGTGGTGAAGGAAACGGACAGAGAATATCTGATGATGCAAGAACTGCATTCTTTAATTCTTATATGGCTAGTCTGACTCCAGATCGTGCAAAGGCATATAAAGCTGCTATGGATCTTGGTCTCAAGCATTACAAAGAAACAGGAAGCACAATTGGATTAAACAGATTTACGCACGAAGCGTTAGCGTGGTGGATGGCTACGATTGATATGTATGGCCGTCCTGTTGGATATGGCGGTGCTAACGTAAGCCCTAAGACTATTGGAACTACTGGTACTGGATTCACGGATATCATCAGACGCAATGTGCTTGGTGAGCGCCGATTCCTTGATATCTTTAATTCAGACCAAACGATGGCTCAGTTGAATGCATTGTTTGACCCAGAAGTTGGTTATGTACCAAAGAGATTTGCAGGAAACATTGTATCAAATCTGCAAGAAGCAGGAATGAAATTTATCAAAAAATCAGATGGAACTGCAGAGGGCTTCTTTGTTAATAATAGGGGTGAGATTGTCCGTGATCCAGTTATGAGCAAACTCTACGAGTCCGTACTCAGAATGACTGGCGGTAAGGGTTCTCCTCGATTAAATGATTTAACCGCACGATTAAGCCCAGAAATGAAAGCAGAAGTATTTAAAGTTTCTGGTATGTCTTGGTTACTTGGTGCTGACGGATTACCACTTCCAGGATTAGACCCTAATGTTCCTATCGTAAAGCCAGGCACAGGGGCTGCAGGTGGCACAGGAACAGGCACTCCAGGCGGTGCAGCACCAACAGTTACATTGGTTGATGTAGTTACAAATAACTCAAGAGGCATAATTGAAGCACTACAAAGCGTACCAGAAGGTCAAAGAGGAATCAGATGGAGCGTTGATAATACTGCAAAAGGAAGTAAAACCATACTTTGGGGCAAACCGACCAATGCAGAAATCGCCGCAGTTCAAGGACTACAGGACATTCCAGAAACTATTAAGAACAATATGGTTCAAATACTTACCGCACTTCAAAGCACAGGTGATAAGCCAATTTTTACAGGCAGATATGTTAACGTATTCTCTCGTAATAAGTCAACAAGAACCGAGGGAAGAAGTTATGTTGGGCCGGAGTTTCAATTTGTTTCTGATCGTACATTTGTTCCTATTGGAATTGAAACAACAACCAGATATTATAATGCAGATGGTAAAGTGTTAAGCGCGGCTCAATTTGCAGACCTGCAAAGCAAACGACCAGCAGAAGCGGCTGCATATACACCTAAAGATGGTGTAAATATTAAGGTGTTCGACATAGATGCGTTTAATCAGAATAAGACAATAGCTCGTTCTGAGGGGTTACGCATATATGACAAAGACGGCAACCCGACAGGATATGTTAAAGACATAAAGGGTCGTGATATTACTGCACAAGTATTCAACGAAATCTTTAGAGACGATGCAGAACTTGGATCGTTGGCTAATACTTGGTTTCAGCATTATAACGAGGGTGGCCCGATTGACCCAACGAGAGTTGAAACACCTGGTGGTGCTATTACAGAACCATCCGCTAAACTTCTTGGCAACGGAGATGAAGTTCTTGGTGAACGCAGACTTACTGCCCTACGAGCAATGTACGGACTGACAGTACGAAAGGGTCGTGTTGTTGTTAACCCAACAAACTTTACCAATCAAATTACCAGAGGGTTACAATTCCCCATTATGAACATCGATCCATCTGGTCTTGCCGCAATACAAGATACTGGTGGAAGGTCTTTAATTACCCAAGAGGGTGTAACCAGAGGTTCATTTAATATGGCCCCAGCGTCTTGGAACAAAGTTGATGCAGCTAATATAACTAAACTATATGGTGCTGACTTTGCTAAGGAGTACGGAGTCAAAGTGTGGAGTCATCCTAATTTAGAGAATACAACGATTACCGAACTGACTCAGCCAGGTAAAACTAAAACCTACGAGATTAAGGTTGGCGGTTTTGATGTTAAGACATCTGCTACTACCTATGAAGCAGCCGTTATCGATGCAAACCAACAAGTTAAGGTTCATCGTGAGGAACTTAGAACTCGTCAACTTGCTGATGAAATCTTTAGAGATGAAGCCAAGAGACGTGAAAAGATTCCAGGCACTCTTGAGTATCAACAAAAGCAAATTGAACTCCAAAGAACTGAACGTGAAAAAGCAGTCCTTGCTGAAGTAGCCAAAGAGCAAGCAACGTATAACGCACAGATCCAAGAACTTAACCGCAAGCAAGCAAAGATTGAGGCACAGATGGAGCGTGATGCTGAAGCACAACGTAAGAAGTATAGCGAGGATGTTGCAAAGGCAGAAGCACAGAACAAGCAAGCGGTCATTGAACTTGAGAACGAGCGTAAGCGTATCACGGAACAACTTAGACAGGACATTGAACAACGATCTAAACTGCGTGAGACTGAGGATGCCGCCGCTATTGAGACTGCTTTAAACTCAGATACTGAACGACTAGATATAGCAGGACAAGTTAACCAAGCATTGACTGTCGATCCATCTGGACTGCCTGTTGCTATTCTTAATAGCCCATTAACTGTAACCAGAGTTATTGGTGGTAAGCCACAAGTACTTCCCAAACCAAAGTTATATCAGCAAGGTGGCCCTGCCGTTAATAGCGCCAATGGTAATATAGCTGCGGCTCGTATGCTTGGCAGTCAAGCAACGGCTGAAGCAGTACCAACTGTTAACAGGTTCTATAACAATTCCGTCCAACAGACCATTGCTCTAAACAAAGCAATTGGAAATGTATGGAAGACCGAACTTGGTAATCAACTGGTTGCTAAATATGAAGGTGTTGATCCACAAGGTAAGAAGATTTACAGATACCGCATCTATGGTGCTGGCAATGTAGAACTTTATAACACTTTGGATGTTAATGCCGCAATCAAGTCCCTGCGGATTAATGAGTACAGACTCCGCAACCCAGAGGCAAAGATAAGCCCAGAAGAGAAACAAGCAGAGAAAGTTCAAGGAGAACTAATGCGTATGAGTTCTGGTGATTCATTTATTACCAACCAATACATTAAATCCATAGATTACTATAGGGATAAAGAAGCTGAAAAGAAATACCCTGTTTCCGATTTCGATAAATACAACCAATGAACAAACTTATAATACTATCATTGCTCCTGCTTACTGGGTGCGTGTCTAACCCAGTTGAAGACTACTACGATCAGTATGAGATTATGGATGGACTCTCGTTATCGGAAGGTGGCGCTGATGCCACTATGGTAGCAATGAAGAAGTCTAGTCTATTTGTATGGACTGCTACAGGTGCATTACTAGTTATCATTGGAAGCATTGCCTGTGCCTTCTCATCCATAAGGGTTGGCATACCTATCGTACTAGCAGGGGCATTTGCTGGATGCTTGCCCTATGTGCTAGAGTCTGAGTATTTTTCTTGGGTCGCTGGATCAACACTATTGGCTTTTGCCTCTCTGGCAATTTGGTGGTTATACGACAAAATCCGAGACAATGTAAACAATGGCAACTCCGACCCCAAATAGTGAAGACTACTCAAGTCTGTTAAAGGACGGCATCATTGCCGCGGCTCTAGGGGCTGCTGGAATGGTAAGCCGTATCCTGCTATCCCCCGATAAGCTTACAGTCGGGTGGATCGCCAGACGCTTACTTGCCTCTGGACTAGTGTCTATCTTTGCTGGGTTTGCCCTACAAGACCACATTACCAGTCTGTCCTTACGCTATGCCTGTATCGGCTTGTGTGGGGCTGCAGCGCCCGAATTATTAGACGCAGGGATTGCCTGGGCTAAGAACAAGGCAAACGCTGAAGTAAAGAAAGTTAAGCCAAATGAAAAACGGAAAAGAAAATAACCTTCTTTGGGCAGTCGGATTTATACTATTGATCTCCTGTGGGTGTGCCTTGTTTACAGTCATAACGATTGAGGATACGCTCTATGCCTTGAGTCATTCAAACTCTATGGCTATGATAATCGTGGATGGCGGTAAGAGTTTTGTGTCAGATGACGGCACGACAGGAGAACAGTTAACAAGTTCAAAGAATACCCTGCAAGCAACTCTTGAGGTTTCCTATGCTATCATTGCCGCCTGTGCCATTATGGGTGTCGGTCTTATTACCAGGGTTGTAAAGAGACTGTGAAACAATTTTAAGTTTGTGGTTATAATTACATCCTATTGTTTATAACAAGTGCTGGGTGTGGTTGAAACATATGTGTGATGTTTATCATAAGGGACACCCAAGCATTAGAGCAATCCGTTCCAACCAGCGGATTGTTCGCCTATAGTTTAATCCCAAGATCCTTAAGTACTGACGGCTTGATCTTATAGAATCCAATCTTCTTCATAGCACCATTATGATGCCGCTTTAACTGAATGCACTCAATGCTATTAGTTAATTTAAGTTTCTGTATTAACACAATAAACATCTTGGTCGTGCAGCCAAATTTCTTGTAGTAAAATTCTTTGTCGTAAAACCCTTTAGGAATATCTTGTTCCTTTGAGTTCCTGTTAACATACGACACTATAGCTTTAAGAATGCTATTTCCTTTTATGCGTTTGTTCATAGTTTAGGAAATTTTGGAAGTGGAATCCAATGGGTTGGCTCAACCATTTCATCGGTAACTGATGATCGCATAGACCACCAACCTTCGTCCTCTATTCCTTGACCATAATCGATTGCGTCTTTTTTAGACATATACCACAACAGTCTAACAGATTCAATGCCTCCATTAGTAAATAGACCAATAATTTCTCTGTCCCTTGGTGCAGTCTCAATCGGTTGCCATTCGTTCATTTTCTTTTCCTTTCATTGGAATAGTCTTTGATGTATAAGGAACATTTACCCTTGTCGGAAAGTTTAGGGGTTACCCATTCTTGAAACAGATCGTCCTGCTTCTTATTGTAGCGCAAGCAATCGTTCTTGTTAATGCACAGGTCACCTTCAATAAACCCATCACACTTTGCTTGAGTCTGTTCGTACATAGTATTTGATTAGTGGTTTAGATGGATCACGCAAACGAATACCAAGTTCCCTAGCCGCTGATTTAATACTTTGAATGGGAATGCCTGTACCAAAGTGAATCTCTCCACAGGTCATCCCTACCGCCTGGCATACAGACACAATATGTTTAACAGAACCCCAGGGCCGGCGGCTCATTTATCTCCGTACCACTTCTGGTACTTCTCATTGAAAGCTTTTAACTTATCTGTAATCTCGTCATCTGGGCATTCACAAAACATTATTTTTTGCCAAAGGCGAGTAGTGTTAACTACATCATATAATTCTTTTGCGGCTTTGATTATATCTTCCTTTTCTTGGTTGATCATAAGCCACACATCCCTTCACATTCAGATTCAAAATCAAAGTCTAAATCCTGTACCTTAGATTTCTTCTTTTTCTTTTCGTCAATCAAACCTTGAAAATCCAACTCTTCTAATGGCTTACATTTTCTGTGCAGGAATAACCCCATCTCCATACCGCCTGGATGCTGGTTGTTTAGGTCTCTGATGGTTCTGTCAAACTCTACTGCCTTTTGAAAGTGAACTGGATCTTCAGTCTTTAATTTAATCCATTCTTCATTGGAATGAAATGGGCAATAGTAACAAGCAGATCGGGGTGGTTCTGGGTATCCGTTTTCAAGCATCCACTTTAAGCAATCCTCTCTGTGCATTTTCTTTTCAATCAATGGCCATCTGTTTTGCGCCCATTTGTTTGGTGATGCTTTCATACGCTGCATCTCATCATAGGATATCCCAATCCATTGTGTGATTGTGATTTCTTTTTGTCCGTGTCTAATACCACACAACTCTTTAATCTTTTTAAAGATTGGTTTAATCTTAAAGTCTGCGGTGCAGGATCTACCAATTGCAGGAACTACAGACCCATCGGCTTTCTTTCCAAACATAGGTATGAGTCTGCGTACATAACTTATTCCATTGCCGTATTTACTTTTGGTTTTAATTCTTACCTTTAGTGATTCGTCTGTTAGGTTTCCTTTAGTAACTCGATATACAGGAAATGGAAGTTGAGTCTCCAACCAATCAAGCCATTTATATACTGACTCTGGTTCTGCTTGGGTATCTGCAAATATGGCAAAGTCTGGCATAGGATCAATCTGTCCTTTGGCCGCCATCAAAGCCAAACAAGATGACTGAACTCCAGCGCCCAGCGAAAGAACATTATATTTTGTTTGTTGTGGTGGTTCAAAAAAACTCATTGTTGTTTTTCTTTAAGTTGTTTCCGTACCTTATGCAATTCTTCTAATGCCGATAACCATCTGTTATGGTCTGTGTTTGCTTCAATGGTCATATAGTTCAATTGATGTTCAAGTCGTTCAATCTTTTGATGAAGCTCGACCCACTTATCTTCATACACCCACATCTGCTTACGCTTATGAGTTTCCATTTAGTTTTTTTATATATCGTTGAATCGTTAAATTAGATATTTTATATTCGGCACACGCTTTGGTCTGACACCATCCGTGGTTCTTCATCTTATCGTATGCCTGTTCGCATAATGCTTTAACTTCAGCCCTTGGTCTATGATGTACTATTGTTCCTGTTTGATCCACCTTGCCACGCTTAAGTGGTATTAAATTATTATCTCTTATCCAAGATCGCAGACGATCTACATTTATATTAAACTCTTGGCAGACTTCCTTTGCGGTCTTCTTGTTATTCTGACCCCACAGGTAAGCGTGTTCATTTAACTTGCGACCCTTCAGATTAATTACCTTCTTTGCTTTCGGAAGTTTTTCAACAATAGGTTTACTAATTTTATTCGCAATAGTATGGTATTCAGAGAACCAGGTCTCTGCTAGATCATATATGTTCATTTTTGTTTTTTATATCAAAGGTTGGATTTTCTAAGACTGTGAACTGGTCAGAACGAAAATGCCGTATGCGACCATCACATTCAAGAACAATAGCAAAAATATCATTGGAGAAAGTTCCTCCGCTTTGGACATATAATATAGTGCCACCCCCAAGTTCAGTAAGCACAGGAATAGGGTTACGAAACTCATAGATCATTGAGGGATTTCTATTTTAAGGGATTCAAAAAACTCTTCCGTTTTACCAGCGGCTTGTTTCTTGTATTCCATATATACATTAAGTATACTGGCTAGTTCGTCTGGGGTAATGCATAGCGCAAGAGCTGCTGCACGTAGTGAGTTTGATTTAGGATCGTAGGTCATAAGATGTTATGCTGGGAGATACCAGCCCTTGCCAAAACGATGGGCTTGTTTACCGATGTAGTCAGACCCATCAACTTTGTAATACATAAAGCCATTCTGCCAGCGCAGGGTACTGCTATGTCGCATAGCATATTCAGCAAGAGATATATCCATAGCACATCCACAGAGCCAACTTGCACCACCATCAAATGCCTCGTTGTTAAGTTGCTCAAGTCTATGTAGATGACCCATAGTGAAGCCACCGCCTGGTGTGCCAAATGTTCGTGCGTCTTTGAGTAATGCATTCTGTCCGTGAGAAAATCCGTGTATGAAAGTCAGAGGCCCTAGCACAATGCGACCTTCTTTAACTGTATACTTTTTGATAACCTTGCATCCAACCTTGCGCAAAGTTTGCATCATCTTGTCTTGGATCTCCTGCATATCTTCTTTGTCTTTGATCGAATCTGTGTTGTGCAGGATTTGACGGATGCGGTCATCGTGGTTACCCATTAAAAAATGAGTGGGGCGATACTGCTCAATCCATTTTATTCCCGACAAAAAATCTAATTCCAGACCCTCTTTTGCTTCAGCAGATGATTTGTCCACACCCTTTCTTGCCCAACGGAAATCCCAATTGTCCCCTAAATGGACACGATAGATTGGCTTAACTCGTTTAACAAACGATAGGATTTCATTCAGCGTATCGTGACAAGCCAAGTCTCCGTGGTTATCACCCATAGCCACTACATCAAATTTATTCATTAGATTCCTGTTACTCGTATTGGAGTTGGCAGATCGTAGCGCAAGCAATAGTAGTATAAATTCCTGCGTGAAACACCAATGGTTCTACACGCTTCACTAACCCCTACCTGTAGTGCAAGTTCATATGCAGCTCTGGCTTTAAGACCAAATGTAATCTTATGAAACTGCTTCTTCTGAACAATCTCTTTTGCTTGCTTGGTTAAACTATCCTTAGACCAAACAAGATCCAGGTTGTTGTCCTTTGCAAAGGAAATAATTTCCTTGATTGCAACGTTCCAAGACTTGGATGCCGCAGCCAAAGAACATTTAGTCTTAGTAATCATCTCGTATGCTCGTTCAACCTTAAGTTTCTTATTAGGAGTCTTAACAGGTTTGGGTTCTTCCTTTGGTTGCATTTCTGCCATTAACCTACGAACTGTTTCTGGATCAAGAATCTTGTTCATTGTCTAGTAGGCGCTTGCCGTAGTTAAGGATGTCAACGATTTCATCGTCAGTAAGTCGCACAAAGATAACATCGATGTGTTGTTTAGAACCAGTCTTCTCATCAAGAATTTCTGGCTCATCATCATAATCATTATGTTTAAGCATAATTAGAATGGGACATCGTCCATTGCTTCTGGTTCTTCAAATGCTGGCACTTCAAATGCTGGTGCTGGCTTTGATGTGGCAGGGCCGGCAGATTGATCCAGAGCATCACGGAATGCTTTGTCCTTGTCGCTAATCTTTCCTTTGAATGGTTTGGGTTGGTAGTTATCTCTCCACCATTTAAGTGAAGCTGCAGGAAGACTTCCAAGTGCCATACCTTTTTGCTTACCGAATGGAATAATAACTGTTCGCCAAGTTCCATCTGACTCAACAACAGGCAATGCTTTTACAGGAGCAATGGCAGGAATAGTTGGAAGGTCATCAATGAAATTTGCCGACTCTGCTTTAACCATACTTAACGTATTGGCATCGATGCCTGGTGGATTCCAGCGGAAGCGTGTACCTGTCTTGGTCTTGCCATCGTACTTGCCCTTTGGATCAATGATAGCCCAAGTCTCTGGCAGGTCATACAAGTAACGACCCACTCCTAAATTAACCACGGCACGTTTCATAGCCCCAGATGCAGCCGACTTAAAAGGGTCGATGTCACCATTGGATTCTACTGCACAAGTACCAGTAACAGATCGTGCTTGGATACCAGGCGCTTCGTGGATGTTAATCTCCACAACGCATACTGCTTTGTCACCAATTTGTTGGAAGGTTTCGTGGGATGACCATCCATCCTCAAAGACTTCATCGAGTCGTTCCTGCGCGGCACGATTGTCGATGTAGCAAAGGCATTTCGCCCAGATGCTACCATCTTGTTTTTCACCGCAGGATTGTAATCGCCACTCGATGCGGTCTGGAGTGAATGGCTTACGGAGTATGTTTAGTATTTCTTTCATATGTATTTGTTTGGGTGGAAATTAGTCGATGTCGAAATTGTTCTCTGGGAAGTTACCAGACTTCATATAGGACTGCCAAGTATCAAATGATGCTTCGTGGTTTCTCCAAGCTGCATTGAATGCTTCAAGGGTTTCTGGATCAAGGTCACGACCATTATTAGCGTGGAAGTATCTGAGTGAATGGAATAATTTGTTTAACTTATCTTGCAAATATAAAATGTTGTCCTGTTGCACGTGAAGTTTTGCTTCAACGTTATCTGCTTCAGCAGCGGTAAGTCTTAACAAGGAATGAAGATTGGAAATTTTGTCGCTCATATTATTATTTGTTTAAGATTAGTTCTGCTCTGCGTAAGGTTGCATAGCGATCTGGTGGAAGGGTAAGTGCGTGAGGATTAAATTCAAATAGTGCCGCACCGCTAAAACCCATATTATATGCCATATATAACTGAAGTTGTGTTGGTTTAATCCCACGCTTGTTGAACCGATGCTCAAGAAGTTTAAAGTAATATGTGGCAACAATGCGTGAGATGTACGGATCGTGAGCGCAGTCTTTCCAGGGACGGATAGCCGCAGTCATAACGTAATTAGATTCGTTCTTACCATTGGTAATCTCATACCACTTCATAGCATCTTGATATGCCCCTTCGTGAAGCTGCCACGCTCCTCTAGCTTTTTTGGAGTCTCCGACTGCAGCGTAGTTAAAATTAGATTCAATAATTGCTACACGATCAATGAACTGTGTAGTGATTGGTTGTGCTTGTAAGCCAACCGCTGATAATAATAATGTGAATAATTTCATAAGGAATATCGTTGTGTATTATATGTGAATAAGTGTCAACCATCAATTTTCATATTTTCTAAAACTATATTTAGGCATTGTTCCCTAGCCGCCTCAATGTGCTTGCATCTGCGATCCTGGATCGGCAGTTCCCTCAATCGAAATAGGTAATGTTTACAGGTGCAAGATGTCTGTAGCAAGTCTATGTCATATGCGCCAGATTCCCCTTTGGCTATCCAGTAGACAGGGGGGTCTAACGTGCCGACTGGCTCAAGCGTGAATGGCGGTGAAGTAGTCACGGAGTCTGCGGATAAATGCCTCTGCGGTTTCCTTGTTATTGAATCGGTCATACAATGTTTTACTATTATAATTCGTGGTGATAATTGTAGTGCGGTTGTTTGATGTACGCTCGTCAATGATTGCAAAAATATCTGTTTCCATTCGTTGCGTGAATCTTTCCTTACCTAAATCATCAAAGCAAAGTACTGG